TTCGAGGACGGAGGCCTTGATGAACTTGTTTCAACTCGACGTCTTTGCCATATTGTACAAACCTTCAGCATTTTCAAGGATCGCAAAAAAGCCGTAGAGCTTTGCGTCAACCGCTTTGATGAAGATACCAAAGAAGCGTTCATTGATCTCTACACTAAGGTTGATGCATCAATTGGTGCAACCGAATCTACTGAAGAAACAAATAAGGTCTTGGTTGATGCAGAGCTTGATGCTATTCTTGAAGAAGCAAAAAACACTTAAGGAAAATAAAGAATGACAATAGGTGTTAAATACGATCAGGAAAAACCAGATTATTCACTCCTGCCCTTCGGGGCATTGGATGACGTAGTCAAGGTACTGACATACGGTGCAAAAAAATATGATCGTGATAATTGGAAGTATGTCGATGACTATAGATATAAGGCAGCAGCAATGAGACACTTTTCTGCCTATATGCAAGGCGAACATTTAGATCCTGAAAGTAATATACATCACCTAGCTCATATGGCATGCTCAGTATTATTTCTTTTGCAAAAGGAACTTGACTCGGTTGACAATTCTTCAAAAGTTTGTTATAATAATGAAACAACTACGATTACATATAAGGACTAAATTATGAATCTTTCGTCAGAAACTTTATCAGTACTAAAAAACTTCAGTGCCATTAATTCAAATGTTGTTATCCGTCCAGGACAAACATTAAAAACAATGTCTGAAGCAAAAAACATTATGGCATCTGCAACCGTATCAGAATCCTTTCCAGATGAATTTGGTATTTACGATCTGAATGAGTTTTTATCTGTTGTTAGTATGTTTGAAAATCCTACACTTGACTTTGACTCAAGCATGAAGTTTGTTTCAATTGTCGATGGTAAACGATCGGTAAAGTATTTCTTTTCTGATACGAGTATTCTTACCACGCCAAGTAAAGATATTACAATGCCACCGTGTGAGCTGAAGTTTAACCTTAGTGCAGACGATTTGAGTGCACTCCGTAAGGCTGCCTCTGCACTTGGAGTATCTGATGTTGTAGTTTCTGAAGGAAAAGCAACTGTAACCGATGTAAAGGACAATACTTCAAACTCGTTTAGTATTGATCTTGACGTGGTGCAAAATCCATCTGAATCTTATAGCTTTGTATTCAATATAAATAATTTTAAGTTGTTGAATGGTGACTATGAAGTTGCAGTTTCGTCAAAGCTAATTTCTCACTTCAAGAATCAGGGCGTTGAAGTTGAGTATTACATTGCCCTTGAAAAATCTTCAACTTTTGATAATTAATATAGGAGTTTCAAATGACTGAACAAGAACAAGAAGTTCAATTGAGCCTTAACGACATTGCTGCAGCAGTGCAAATCATTGATGTAGTAACTAAGCGTGGTGCATTTGAAGGTACTGAGCTTGAGGCAGTTGGTATGTTGCGTAATCGTTTCGCTAAGTTTGTTGAAGCAAAACAGCCTCCTCAAGAACAGGATGATACCCCAGACCCTGCCCCAGATGCATCTGAGTAATAATACGGAGAAACTATATAATGACAGCTAGTGTAATTATCCCATCATCGCCTGAAGATCGCGCAAAAGTACAGGCTGCACTTAAAGAAATTTCTGCAGCTATGACTCGAGCCGAAGCAGAGCGCGATTATATCAATGAGTCTCTTAAGGCGTTAGAGGAAAATTTTGAGCTACCTAAAAAGTACATGCGTAAGGTAGCTCGAGTATACCATAAGCAAAATATCAATGAAGTAAAAACAGAGTTTTCAGATATTGAAGATATTTACACTGCGGTTACTTCTTAAGGAAATTATAATATGAAAGAAGGCGTATTGATTTTGTTTTTAGTTGCTGTTATTGTATTTGCACCGCTTGTAACCATTTGGGCCCTTAATACTGTTTTTAGTTTGGGTGTTGCTTATACCTTTTGGACATGGCTAGGTATTCTATGGTTACAAGGAATTATTGGGGGTGCAGTTGCTGCATCTGGTAAAAGTTGATTGATTTACAATCGGTTTTGTGTTATAATATAATTTTACATAATGGTGTGTGTGTTGAATATGAATGAAGATTTTTTGTGGTGTGAAAAGTACAGGCCTAAAGTTATTTCCGAGTGTATTCTTCCTTCGAATATTTTGAATACATTTAATCAAATAGCTGAGTCCGGGGAACTTCCAAACATGATGTTTTCTGGTACACCTGGTGTTGGCAAGACTACCGTCGCCCGCGCGTTGTGTAATCAGCTTGAACTTGATTATGTTGTAATCAACGGATCTGAGGAAGGAAACATTGATACCTTACGAGGCAAAATTAAACAGTTTGCTTCAACGGTATCTTTGCAGGGTGGATATAAGGTAGTCATTCTCGATGAGGCTGACTACCTTAACCCTCAATCAACACAACCTGCGCTGCGTGGTTTTATTGAAGAATTTTCTAAAAACTGTAGGTTTATCCTTACCTGCAACTTCAAGAATCGTATTATTGAACCACTTCATTCGAGGTGTTCAGTATACGACTTCAGCATTCCAAATGCAGAAAAACCAAAGGTTGCAGCTCAGTTTTTCAAGCGGCTTCAAGATATTTTAAATATTGAAAAAGTTGAGTCAGAGCCTAAGGTATTAGCAACTCTCGTTGAAAAGCACTTTCCTGACTGGCGCCGTGTCATTAATGAGTGTCAGCGGTATTCAGTATCTGGTAAAATTGATGCTGGCGTACTTGTCAATCTTAACGATGAAAATATCAAAGGTCTTATGAATTGTCTTAAGGACAAAGACTTTAAAACAATGCGTAAGTGGGTGGTTGATAATATTGATACTGAACCTCAGGCAATTTTTCGTAAAATTTATGATGCTATGCTTGAGTATATTCAACCGCAATCCGTTCCACAAGTTGTACTGATTCTTGCGGATTATCAATACAAAGACTCATTTGTAGCAGATCATGAAATTAATGTGGTTGCTTGTATGACTGAATTGATGGCAGGAGTTGAATGGAAATGAAAAAGATTGTAATTAACGCATGTCATGGTGGATTTGGATTATCGCATAAAGCAATGATGCGATATTTTGAACTTAAGGATATAGAAGTTTACCCTGAAGAATTCAATAGCTATTACTCTATTTGGACTTATTATTTACTGCCACCAGAAGAGCGCAAAGTACTTCCAGAAGGCAGTGATGTTGTTGAAACACTTGCGGCATCAATGCAAAATTCAATGGATCAAGTTTTTTACGACTGGAAAATAAGTCGCGATGATCCTACATTAATACAAGTTGTTGAGGAACTTGGTGAAGATTCATGGGGTTCATATGCAGAGTTAAAAGTCGTTGAAATTCCTAATGATGTTGAGTGGGAAATTAACGAGTATGATGGACTTGAATGGGTAGCAGAAAAACATAGGATATGGTCGTAATGAAAAATAATTGCATCATCTATGATTTTGAAACATTAGGTAAAAATCCACGCGAGTCAGTTGTTCTTTCAATGGCTGCATTACCGTTTACTGAAGAACGTTTTGTATCTGACAATCCATATACATATGAAGAATTGCTTAACTCGACTAAGTACATCAAGTTCAATGCTCAGGAACAAGTATCAGTTTATAAAAGAAAAATTGATAATGAAACTTTGGAATGGTGGAGTAAGCAATCAGCAGAGGCTCGTAAGTCATTAGCACCATCTGCAAATGATGCACCTTTAGTAGAATTATATCCTTTTATAATGGATTTGATTGACAGCCCCAGCAATGCAAAAAAAGTATATACTCGAGGAAATACTTTTGACCCTTTGTTTTTAGAATCATTGCTTGAAAACATTGGTAAAAAAGATCCTTTTCCTTGGTGGAATATGCGTGACACACGGTCTATGATTGAAGGTATGTCATACGGCGCAAACATTAAAAACAACTTTATCCCTGATGATTTAAAAACTGTTTTTGTTTCCCACAATCCTATTCATGATATTTCTATTGATGTAATGCGAATTCAATTCCTTGCAAGAATTCTCGTATTGTGATATAATATTAATTGATTTAATGTGACGTGACGGTGTATATAATATGATGATTGAACCTAATGTAGTGCATAATGTTTTCAAGTGGATTTATCGTGACTATGTATCTTATCCTTTTCGGTTTATTGTCGAGCTTCTTGCTTGGGCCATATCCATTGGATGTAGTGTTGTAATGGCCTTTACGGTACCCGAACCACCATTGTTATTTTTATATCCTGTTTGGATGTTTGGCTGCGCTATGTATGCTTGGGCTGCTTTTACTCGCAGATCAGCTGGTATGCTTTTTAACTACATTTTGCTCGTATCAATTGACACTGTTGGATTGATTAGAATGTTGGTGGCGCTATGAATCCCTTTGATTATGTAAACTCAATCAACTATACGAAGAAAAATATTATGGTTGATGAAGAGTCTGAAAAGCAATATAATTCATATATTATTAACCACAGTTTGTCTTATTTTCAAGATACCATTTTGTTAGCAAATGAAATGAATCGGTATCACCACCTTGATAATAAACTTAAATATTCATTTTTAATAAATATGGTTAGAAAGCGCAAACGGTTTTCAAAATGGATGAAACCCGTTCAAAGCGATGATCTTGAAGCAGTAAAGGCATACTATGGCTATAGCAATGATAAGGCACGCCAAGCTTTGACACTTCTAGATAATACTCAACTAACTGAATTGAAAAAAAGGATGTATAAAGGTGGAAAACATAAATAATGCAGTGGCTATTGACTGGTCTCCAGCTATCATGTTAGAGGTGGTGCTTAACGAGCCTGATGACTTTCTTAAGGTAAAAGAAACCCTTACTCGAATTGGCGTTGCCTCACGCAGAGATAATAAGCTATATCAATCATGTCATATCCTTCATAAACAAGGAAGATATTTTATCGTACACTTTAAAGAGTTGTTTCTTCTTGACGGTAAACCGTCTAATCTTTTAGAAAACGATATTCAACGTCGCAACACGATTGTTACCTTATTGTCAGATTGGGGTTTAGTAAGCGCAGTTAATCAAGAACAATTAGAAAATAAAGCTCCGCTTCGTCAAATAAAAGTTATTTCCTTTAGAGAAAAGGACGATTGGGAACTTTGTCCAAAGTACAATATCGGTAGCTCTACACGGTAATGATTTACATCAAAGGTATGCATGGTCTAGGAGACAATATTTACCAGCGTGGGTTTATTAAATCTATACAGGATGAAGTATACTTAGAAACTCCTTGGCCGCAAGTTTATGAAGGTCTTGATAAGGTTAAGTTTATAAAACCACATACTAAGCTTAGGACACAAAGTAAAAATATTCAAGGAAGCAAAAGTATTTGGGCTGATGATAGTGAAAACGTTAATTATGTTAATGTAAAAAATAAAATACGAATTCACTATGGTAAACCAAAAGGCACTGGCGGCATTGTTAGAGAAATGACTCAGTGCTTTGGGTTCAGGCCAAATACTTTTGATTTGCCAGACTTCAGAAAAGAGTTTCCTTGGATTGCTGATTTAGGAGAGTTTGCTTTAATAAGACCCGTAACAGAACGCAAAGAATGGTTCAATGCAGCAAGAAATCCTAAGGCTGAATATATTGCTAAGTCTGCAGAAATATTAAAGGATACTGGTGTTAATGTTATTTCAGTTGCAGATCTTAAGCCAAATGAAGAATGGTTAGTTGGATCAAAACCATACGCGGATAAAAACTTTCACAAAGGCGAACTCAGCGTAAAAGAACTCCTTGCCTTAGTTCAATCTGCTAAATATACAGTAAGTGGAGTAGGATGGGCAGTACCAGCAAGTTTGTGTTATAACAATAAAGCTTGGATTGTATTAGGTGGGCATGGTGCTTATAACTCACCTGAATTTATTATGTACAAGCAACCAAATCAAGTATCGTTTGCAACGCCAGACGACTTTTGTAGATGCCGCAATATGAAACATGACTGTAATAAGGAAATAAGCAATTATGAATTTAAATTTGCTGATTGGCTCTCAGGATGAACTAATTTGGTGGCCAGAGTTAGGAATGGGATTCCATCCAAGAAACCCTATCGACTATGATGGTGACTACTGGGAAAAGTACCTAGAGTACGATAATACTGAAATGGGTAAAAAACTTACTGAGGCTCGATGCGGATTAGTATTACGTCATACAAATAATGCAGATTTAGTTGATATTGGTATTGGTGGTGGACTGTTTGTTAAAATGATGGACTGTCACGGCTATGATGTAAATGCTAAGGCTAATGAATGGTTGATTAAATCTGGAAGCTTTAGAAATCCATATACTCGTCCAGTTCGAGCAATAACCTGCTGGGATGCTATTGAACATATACCGAATCCAGTTGCATTGTTGAATAATGTTAAAGAATTTGTATTTGCTTCAATACCAGTATTTGACTCAGGCGAAAAGGTTACTTGCTCTAAACACTATCGTCCGGGCGAGCATATATGGTATTGGTCTCATGGAGGCTTTATTGATTATATGAAAAGAAATGGTTTTGACTTATTAGAATCAAATTACGACGAAACAAAATTAGGGCGTGAAGATATTATGTCTTATGCGTTTAAACGTATAAATAATTAAAGAATCCCTTGGGATGGGACGTAAAAGTTTCTTACTACCTTAGGAAACGTTTGCCGGCACAACGATATGGTGTCCCTGTATTCGGTACGCAGGACAAAGCAGTATGCCTAATGGGTACTGTATTTTTATTTAAACTCTCGCTTAATAGGAGAACTACTATGACGTATGTTAAAGATGTATTTGGCCGTGACCTTCAATTGTTTGATAAATTTTTTGTAGGATTTGATGAGCAAGCAAAAAAAATGCAAAAGGCTCATGATGATTTAACAAAAACAATTCCTAATTACCCTCCATATAATATCAAAAAGACTGCGGATAATACGTATGTCATTGAAATGGCTGTTGCTGGATTTTCAAAGTCAGAAATTGAAATTGAACTTGAAGGCGACAAACTAAACATTCGTGGTAATACAAATGAATCAGACAGTACGGATCATTACATTTATCGCGGCCTGGCTGCACGCCCATTTACACGCACCTTTATGCTCAATGATAATGTTGAAGTAAAGAACGCAGCATTTGTAAATGGTATGCTCAAAGTAATTTTAGAGCATATAACACCAGAGCAAAACAAACCAAAGCGCATTGATATTTCAGACGAGCCTGAAACTATATCAAAATACGCTGGTGGTAATACATTCAAATCAGGTGAACAAATTTTTGGTTCTGAAGATTGGTCTTGATTTTGAATAATTAAACACAGACCCGTGTAAACTGCGCGGGTCTATTACACTTTATTATAGGATATATCATGGAAAATGAAATTAAATTATTTAGACTCTATACTGGTGAAGAACTTATTGCTCGTTTGAGTAAAACTGAATCTGGTGATTACTTTGCACAGGATGTAACCGTTCTTATTCCTACGCAATCAAACTCACTTGGTCTCGCACCTTTTATGCCATATTCTAAAATCACAGAAACTGGTACAGAGTTTAGACAAAAAGATGTTATGTTTATCACTGAACCTGTAAGTGAACTCGAAGCTCAGTATAAAAACATGCACGGTCAGGTAATGGCTCCACCTGAAAAGAAAATCATTATTTGATTTACAAACTCCGCAAACTGTGTTATAATATACTATATCATGGGAGGTTGTAACTTTAATGAGCAAAGAATTTTATACATGCGTAAATCGTATGGGCAACAATATACTTTACCGTGGATATGATGAACTCGGTGAAACAGTTCTTCGTAAGATAAAGTTTTCTCCAACGCTGTATCTTCCTTCGAGCAAAGAAACAGGGTATCAGTCAATTGACGGTACTCATGTTTTTCCTCGTGAGTTTGATACAATGCGCGAAGCAAAAGACTTTATTGCAACATATCGAGATGTTGACAATTTTAAAGTATATGGTAACACCAACTACATAGCACAATTCATTTATGAAAAGTTCCCAACTGATGTTCCTTTTGATCGTGATGCCATATGCATAGCATCTATTGATATTGAGGTAGCTTCAAATGATGGATTCCCATTCCCAGAAGATGCAAAGCATGAAGTAATTTCTATTGCTCTGAAAAACAATTCAGATGACACATATTATGTATGGGGTTTGAAGGATTACGATACAAGTAAATCGCTTGTAAAAAATCATCGTATTGTATACAAAAAATGCGATGATGAAGTAAAGCTTTTATTGAATTTTCTTGATTACTGGTCTGACTATCATAACACACCTGATGTTGTTACAGGTTGGAATACTCGCTTGTTTGATATTCCGTATCTTGCTAATAGGATTCATAAAGTCCTAGGCGAGGATATGGTCAAAAAGCTATCGCCTTGGGGTATTGTCAACTATCGTCAGGTTGCAATTAAAGGTAAACAACTCGATACATATGAACTTTATGGTATTCAGCAACTTGATTATCTTGATTTATTTCAAAAATTTGGGTATTCATACGGCGCTCAAGAATCATATAAACTTGATCATATTGCATATGTAGTACTTGGTGAGCAAAAGCTGTCATATGATGAAGTTACATCACTTCATGAGTTATATGAAACTAATCCTCAAAAGTTTATTGACTACAACATTAAAGACGTTGAACTTGTTGATAGACTTGAGGACAAGTTGGGTCTTATTACTCTTGCTATGACAATGGCCTATCGCGGTGGTGTAAACTACTCAGATACATTTGGTACTACAATGATTTGGGATACAATTATTTACCGTGACCTGATGAATCGTAATGTTATTATTCCGCCTAATGAAGAAAAACATAGAGCGCCTTATCCAGGCGGATACGTCAAGGATCCTCAGGTAGGACTACACGAATGGGTTTGCTCATTTGATTTGAACTCGCTTTATCCTAATATTATTGTTCAATGGAATATGTCACCTGAAACGATTGTACAAGGTTTTGCTTCAGGGTTTGATGTTGATAATTGCTTAAACGGTAAAGTCAGCGCACAAGGCAATAAGAATACTGTTGCAGCAAACGGTTCAATGTATAGCAAAGACAATCAAGGTATTATTCCGAGTATTATTGTTAAGTATTATGATGAACGTAAGTTAACCAAACGTAAAATGCTAGAGTCTCAGCAGTTGCTCGAGCAGGTGGACAAAAGCGACAAACAAGAGGTTTATCGTATTGAGCGGGACATTGCCCGATTTGAAAACCAGCAAATGTCCATTAAGATTTTGATGAACTCACTTTATGGTGCTCTAGGTAATGCGTATTTTCGTTACTTTGATCTTCGCGTAGCTGAAGGTATTACCCTTACTGGTCAGTTGGCTATTCGTTGGGCAGAGCGTGCGGTTAATCAAAAAATGAATTCGATACTCAAAACTAAAAACATTGATTATGTAATCGCAATTGATACTGATTCGCTTTATGTTAACTTTGGTCCTTTGGTTAATAAGTTCAATCCCAACAATCCAGTTGATTTTTTAAATACGATTTGTGCTGAAACGTTTGAGGATACTTTAGAAAAATCATATCAAAATCTCTTTGATAACTTTTCCTGTTACTCGAACCGTATGGAAATGAAGCGCGAATCAATTGCTGATCGTGGTATATGGACCGCAAAAAAACGATATATATTAAATGTGTTTGATAATGAAGGCGTAAGGTATGCAGATCCGAAGCTTAAAATCATGGGAATTGAAGCCATTAAATCCTCTACTCCGTCGGCGTGCCGTGAAGCTCTTAAGGAGCTCTTCAAGGTCATCATCTCCGGTTCGGAAACTAAAACTCAGAAAGCTATTCGAGCTTTTAGAGAATACTTCACCTCACTTTCGCCCGAAGAAATTTCATTTCCGAGGGGAGTAAATAATCTTGATAAGTGGAAAGACTCAAGCACTATATACAAAAAAGGTACACCAATTCACGTACGAGGAGCCCTGTTGTATAACAAAAGTATCAAGGAAAAGGCTCTTGATAAGCGGTACCAAGGAATTAGGTCAGGTGATAAAATTAAATTTTGTTATCTCAAGACACCAAATCCGATTCGTGAAAACATTGTTTCTTTCCCTGATTACTTACCCCATGAGCTGCAGCTACATAAATATATTAATTATGATCTTCAATTTGAAAAAACTTTTCTTGACCCGATTTTACCAATCCTTGATGCAGTAGGATGGAAAGCAGAAGAAAGCATAAGCCTTGAAGATTTTTTTGGATAAGGAATTAATATGAAATTTAAAGCATATAATTTAATTGAACGCGCAATTGATGAAGGAATCAACTATGGTTATCAACGCGCGTACAAGCATACCGACAATCCTAGCGAAACTTTAATCAAAAGTGAAATTTATAATGCAGTCCTAAACTCAATTGACGAAATTGTTGATTTTGAAAATACTGAGGATTTGATATATTTACAAGAAAGCAAAAGTGTGTTATAATTATAATATAGCATTAATTAAGGAAGATTATGGATCTTGGCATATATAAAATCAATTATGATCAAATCATTGAAGACAGTAGTCTTCCATATGCAATACGTATTCTCGCTGCAAAGTTAAAAACGCAACCAATGATGACAGTTGGAAAGTTTTTTGCAAACTTGAATGACGAAGAACTTGACGGATTGCATCAATTGATTATGGATCATGATGCTGCAGCACCAGAGTTACTTCTTCTTACAATGATGTTATCTGCAGCAGAAGGTACAAGTGCAATAACTGAGGAAGAATTAAATAGTAATGTTACCGCCACGATTATTTTTATATCAACTACGGTTCTTCATCGTGAAGGTTTAGTTACTGCATACTTTGATGTGTTTTCATATGGTGAAGATATGGCTGATATGATTATGGCAGAGCCTACAGATGCAGGAAATGAATACGTAAAAACTTTAAAAAATAAAGGTAATGATGATTATGACAAATACTGATTGGGTCAGTGATATTGAAGAAATGCATGACAAGTATCGTGTCATGGAATGGGTTAATAAAAAAATAGCAAAAGGCGATATCGAGTCGATTGAAGAGTTTTTAAAGTTTCGTATGAAGTTTCTTGATGAAGAACTTGCTGAAACAAAAACTGCAGTTGAAACAAAAGACGCTGAAGAAGTTGTTGATGGTTTAATTGATTTGTGTGTTGTTGCAATTGGCACGCTTGATGCATTTGGAATTGATGCACATATGGCATGGAAAGAAGTATTCCGAGCAAATATGGAAAAAGAAATCGGCGTTAAAGAATCAAGGCCAAATCCGTTAGGACTGCCAGATTTAGTTAAACCTGAAGGTTGGACTGCTCCTTCACACAAATCTAACCATGGACTTTTAAAAAGGATGTGGGATGTACGCCCTAACGATCTTTAAAAGTATATACGATAACAAAACAAATAAGCGAATGGACTTTTCAAATTGGGAACAATTTGAAAAGCTGTTGTATGATTTGTCTAAGATTGAACTCAAAAATAAAAAAGACGCACAACTTATTTCCCCAGCAATATATGAACCTGATACTACGCGGGCTAATAAAAATGTAACATCATGGGCAGGATGGGCTGCACTTGATATTGATGATCACAACTTTAAAGGAAACCTACAGGATGAACTTATTACTCGCTTTGGCGCTTTCTACTTCGTTTGCTACTCTACTGCTTCTAGTACGGTTGGCCATCCTAAATTCCGAATTGTCTTCCCAATTAAACGACACGTACCTTCTGACAGCATCAGGCACTTCTGGTTTGCGCTCAACAAACATTTCGGAAAACTTGGTGACGAGCAAACTAAAGATTTGTCTAGAATGTACTACGTCCCTGCTAGTTACGTTGGTGCTAATAATTTTATCTTCACTAATAACGTTGATAAGTTTATTGATCCCGATGGTTTAATGGCTGAACATTCGTATACGGAAAAAAATTCTGGTGCAACATTCATTGATCGTTTACCAGAAAATATACAAAAAGAAATTGTTAAGTATCGAGCAGAACAACTTAATTCAGGTGCTAAAAAATATCAGTGGTCTTCATACAGAGATTGCCCCTTTGTCAATGCAAATCTTGTTAAGGAATACTCAAGCATTGCTCATGTTGACGGCACTGGTCGGTATGCAATGATCTATCGTATTATGACTTCAATTGCAGTGAATGCAATTCGTAGTGAATATCCTATCAGTGCAGTAGAAATTGCAACGTTGATTCGTGAGCTTGACATGGAAACATCAAACAAGTACCAAAAACGCAATTTAAACCTAGAAGCTGATAGAGCTATCGAGTTTGCTTACAAAAACATATAGTTGCATTTTTACAACAGTTTTTTTGTTGTATTTGTGCAACAAAGTCAAAAAAAGTTGTTGACACTTTTTCTATTACCAATTATAATAGATATATCAATTGGTTAAATGGAGTATTACATTATGACTGCTGCGACTACCTATACCTTTGAGTTTTACAAAGTTAACTCAGAAGGACTCAAGAAAATCATTACAAAAGTTGATGTTGACATTGAACCCGGTTGCCTTGAGTTTTACATTGAAGGTTTGCATAAAGCCTTTCCAGCTAAAAAAGGGTACAGCATCAATGCTATAGAAACTTTTATTGAAAAAACAAGTGCTATGGATGGAACAAAGTTTATGGAGCGGTATGACACACCGTACTATTGCTCACCGTCTTCTGAAACATATTGGAGCATGTAAAATGAAAAGAAATCTTCTTAATAGCATCATTTCAAACTCAGTCTATCTTGGTTATTTTCAAATAACAGATGATAGCAAGATGGTATTTGAAACTTTTCATAGAAAGCTTAGCGGTCAGCGCAACAAAAAGTTTTTTGATGATCTTGGTGACATTGTGTACTTTATGCTTGTTCGCGGTCAGCTCATGAAAATTGGTAAAGCTGCAGGTTTGCAAGGATGGTACGGTCGCATTAATATGTATCAAAAAGGTATTAAAGGCGACCATACAAATAAAATGATCATTCAAAAAATGCGCGACATGAAAGAAAGCCGCATTGACATTGTAGCAGTACGCAGCCCTCGTGCTTTGACTCCAGTTAAGTGTCCGTTGACAAATAAAATGATGAAAATTGAACTTGAAACGGCTGCAAAAATGGAACGTGTTTTAACAAATAGATATTTGAGTGAAGCAAAGGTAAACTCTTTACCTTTTTGCTCACAACTTGGTTGAGGTGAATATGATTTATGTAGTAATGGGTCGCGGCGTTGAAGGCTGCGGTGTTACAAAGTTTTCTATTGAATTGTGTAAATACTTAAGCCAGAATGATTTAAGTCATCGTTGTATTGCCTTCAATGATAAAAAGTGGACACGCCGCAAGTCTCATGACTATAACATTGAAGAAGTAAGTCTTGAAAAAGACGACTCATATCGTTCGTTTATGGAGCGTGCAGAAAAAGAATGTAGTTTAGTTATTATCAACTCGCTACCTTCTAGTTCTCATTCAAAGCAATTCGTTGAAAGGTTTAACGAATTTTTAAAGCTGAATACTAAGTTTGCTCTTATTCAGCACGATCATTCCTCTATGTCAATTAAAAGAAACGAATCACTTGATGAAGCAATTAATGCAGCATCAATATGTTTTTCTCATAGTAAAAATAACTTTTTCAGTAAATACATTAATGAGAAATATAACTCATCTGATCTTTCTTCATTTTTTGGCGATAATGAAACAAGCAAAGCTGTCGATACGTTTCAGCCAGCATTTGACTTTGATGAATG